TCCGGATACGCAACTCGGCCGCGACTGCCAGACGCTTTTGCGTCGGAGGGACGTATTCGGAAGTTCGTTTGCGTTCACCGTAAATCCTTCGGGGGAGACTTGGACTCAGCCCGACAAGGGTCTAGCCACTCGCACGATCTCGGCCGTGTCTGGGCTATTCGACGTTTCAGTCGTAACCCACCCAGCGTACCCACAAACGAGCGTGGCCGTGCGTTCGCTCGAGTCGTGGAGCGAAGCTACGCAACTGGTGGAACGATCGGCCGGCGGGCTCACGATTAGCCTCGACTTCGACAAGACCTTCTCGGCGGCGCCGGGCATGTGGCGTTCATTCGTCGCCGACGCCACTGGCCGAGGCAATCGCGTCGTGTGTATCAGCCGGCGGGAGCAGACCGACGCTAACGTCGAAGACGTCCGGCTCGCCTTCGGCGACGCTATCGACCAAGTATCGGCCCTTATCCTCTGCGGCCCCGGCTCGACCAAGCGAGAGGCAGCATCGACGGCGGGCCTCGAGGTCGACATTTGGATCGACGACGCCCCAGAGACCGTCGGCCCTGTCATCTCGGCCCGTTCGCCGGCCGGTGCCAGAGCAGCCGCAGCAGCCCTCGCAGCGAGGATCGCGGCCCATGTGTAGTTCCGGTTGCCGACAATGTGGCGCCCGTTGCAAGATCGCCTCGAGCCATCGGGCCGGCGGTCAACAGGTTCAGTATTTGAAGTGTGAAAGCTGCCAGAACAGACAAAGCCGCGTGGTCGACGCCTCCACAGTGTGGCGACGTCAGCAGGAGAAAACGAAATGAGCGTTCAATTCTCAGACGGCCCGAGCATCGCAGCCGACGCCCTGCCCTCTCTCGCCGAGAAGATGAAAAGCTTCTGTGTCGTGGCGATCCTCAAAAGCTCTGGCGGTATCACAGTCGCGGAGTTCTCTGAGCTGACGCTCGCACTCATGCGGATCTCGATCGCCGCTGCTGATTCGGTGCCGGTCTCCGGCCCGGAGCGGAAAGAGTTTGTGTTGGCCGGCGTCGGGTTGCTATTCGACTCGGTCGCCGACCGGATGATTCCCACACTCGCCTGGCCGGTCTGGATTCTCCTGAAGCCGATGGCTCGTAGTTTCACTCTGTCGATGGCGTCCGGCGGGATCGAAGCAATCCTGCCACTACTCAAGGTTATCTCATGACATTCGCGGCACTCCTCGCAGCGGCAGCAGCCATCGCGCTCTGGCCGAAGATCCCAACGGGCGGCATTCGGTTGAAGGCGTCGAAGCCGCTGCCGACCTACGAGGACGCGATTCGATCGCTCGCTAATGTACGGCTCCGACTCCTCTCGACCGAGCAACTCTCCGAGGCACAGCGAGCGGCCGTCGACACGATCACGCTCGCGCTCGTGAACGGGAGCGACGCATGAGCGACCGACTCCGCTACGCCGTGGCCGCGATCCTCGTGGTGATCGGTCTCTATTCTGCCCTGCCGGCCACTCCGACGCCGGCACCGCAACCGCCCACGGGCCTAGTCCTGCGAGGGCTATTCGTCGGCGAGAACGGGGCGAGCGACGCGGCCACACTCGCAGCGTTCGCCCTCGAGTTGGCCGATGAGATCGAGTGGGATTCGATGCAGGCCGAGCCATTCTTCCAGAGCGGCGCCGCCTACGACGAGCTACGTACCAGGGCGAGGGCTCTCCGGATGCGGGGCGTCTCGATCGGCGACCGGCAGCCGCGAGTACGAGCGGCGATCGACGCCTATCTAACCGAGCAACTGGGGACTAGCGGCGGCCCAGTGTCGCCGGAGCAGCGCAGCAAGTGGGCCGCGTCCTACCGAGAGATCGGGAGGGCCTGCTCTGATGTCTCGCGATGACACTCTCTATTACGAGGTTCGGTATATTCTCGCCGGCGTAATCGCCACGGCCTGCGTCTATCTGGCTTTTGTTTCGGCGGTCGCACTCGAACAGAGCGTATCGCGGTTCGGATACGTCGCCGATCCCGACGGGACTCGTAGGTTTTTGCGTGAGCTGGCCGAGCCGAACTTTGAACAGGCCGGAGCTGATGCGATCAAGCAGGCGAAGGGCGTCGATACGTTTTTATATCGGGCGGTTTATAAGGCTCACGCGGCCCGTTACGGAAAGCCGTTCGTGGTCGGCAGTCAAGGTATCGGCGACTGTGTCTCGTGGGGTTTCGGCCACGGCTGTTATTTTGCGGCCTGCATAAATTGGCAGACCGGCAAAGCGACCGAAGCTCCGCTCATGCCGGCGACCGAATCAATTTATGGCGGTTCGAGGGTCGAGGGCCGCAACCGTCCAGAGGGGGGCGGGGGTTGGAGCGATGGCAGTTTCGGAGGCGCCGCCGCCCGTTGGCTCTCGGAGGTCGGCGGTATCGTGTACCGGGAAGACGTCGGCGGGCATGATCTCACGACCTACTCAGCGAACAGGGCAAAACAGTGGGGCTATTGGGGCAATGGCGGTGAGGGCGACAAGGGCAAGCTAGACGCTACCGCGAAAAAACATCCGTGCTCGAGAGTGGCACTCGTAACGGACTTCGACTCAGCGGCAGCGGCGATCGAGTCGGGCTATCCGGTGGCCGTGTGTTCGGGCGTGGGGTTCGAGAGCACGCGAGACGCAGACGGATTCGCAAAGCGGGGCGTTCATCCGTGGGGGCATTGCATGTGTTTTGTTTCTAGCCGGCACGCCGACGGCGAAGGCAAGCGAGACGGGCTCTTGATTTTAAACTCGTGGGGGCCGAAGTGGATCGACGGCCCGAAGTGGCCGAGCGATCAGCCCGACGGCTCCTTCTGGGTCGACCGTCGCACCGTAGACGCGATGCTCGCGGGCGAGGATTCGTTTGCCGTAAGTTCTGAGAGTTTTGTTTATAGGGATCTCAACCACCACGATTGGCTAGGGGTATCGCCATGATTCAGATCACGCACAAGCAAGCCGTATGGATCGGCGTCGCACTCCTCGGCCTCTGGTGGTGGAATGGCGGCATCCAGCCGAAGGCGCCAGTCGACCGGCCGATCCTGCGTTGGGTGGCGAGTATTGCTAAGTCAGTCATGTGGATCGCCATCTTTGCCGATCAACCGCCCGCTATCGACCGAGACATTCAAGCGGCAGCCGGCGACGGGTACACGACGATCAACCACGGCAGGAGCCTGTAAAATGTGGCAATGGATTCTGGCGATACTCGCGAGTCTGGCCTCAGATCCGGAGCAGATCGACCGGGAGAGACCAGCGGCCTCGGCGGCGATCTCTGCCGCGAGAGCCTCAATGCAGCCCGACGCCGGCAAGTAGGTCTCTACTCTGGGAGTAGCGACAACTTCAGCGGGTTCGGCTCGCCTCCTAGTCTGTGGGCTGTACCGCTCACCCATTTTCTACGAGGTTCCTATGTCCAACCGACGCCGACTCCTGCAAGACCAAGCCGCCAAGCTCGCCGTATCAATCTCCGAGCTGCGAGAGTTCACGCCAGCCACGCCCGACGAGGCTGCCGGAATCGAAACACGACTCAACGATCTGACGACCGAAGCGGATGCACTCATCCCAGCGCTCGCCAAAGAAAACGCTCTGGACGCCAAGTTGGCCGCCATGCGTTCGGAAGTTGTCGACTCCTGCGAGAGCCGGTCGGTAATCGTCAAGAGCTCACGGCCTGCGAGCCTCGGCGCCGAGAAGCCTCTCGTCGGGTTCACTAGCCGCGAAGAGCGGGACTCGGCCGGCAAGTGGCTGCGGGCTCTCTGCCGTGGCGAGCTGCGAGCCATGCAGGAAAAGTCGGGCGAAGACGGTGACGACCTCGTCCCCGGCGAGCTGTACGGCGCGATCATCAACATCGTGAACTTGCAGAGCGTGGCTTTCCAGTTGGCAAGCACCTTCCAGACCAACAGCGGTCGGATCACTTTGCCGAAGCTCGGCAACGCGACTGCCGCTTTCTTGGCTGAAGGCGTGACTCAGGCCCAGACTGACATTACGACCAGCGGCGTGGTCGTTACTCCGTTCGGTTTGCGGGCATCGGTGGCGGTCTCGAACGACCTCATCGAAGACTCCGTAATCGACATCGCCTCCATGATCAGTGGAGCTTTCGCCCGCAGTTTTGCGGCGAAGGTGGACTACGCTTGGCTCCAAGGCGACGAGGTCGCGGGCATCACCGGGCTGGCCGGCCTCGTGACCAACGCGGTTCCTGTCGTGAATGCGACTGTCGCTAATCTCGCCGCAGTGGTGGGCTTGGTCGATCCCAACGTCGGCTCCTGCTCGTGGGTTTGCAGCCCGGCCGGCTACGGCCAGCTCCTCTCCGCTGCTGCTGGCGGCGTGGGCATCGGTGTTGGTGTGGGTCGGTTCCCCACCGTTTTCGGGGCTCCGGTCTACGTGACCAACGGAATGCCTGCTGGCACGTTTGCCATCTACGGCGACTTCAGCCTGTCGACCGCGATCGCCTACAAGGCATCGGGTCTGAAAGTGGAGGCCGCTCGCGAGGCTCTCATGCCACTCGACCAAGTGTTGTTCCACGGCAAGCAGCGGGTCGGCATCGCTAACCACGACGTTACCTACCTCGCCGCTCTGACTGTCGACTGAGTCTAGTTTAATCCTCCACGGCGGGGGTTGGCGCTTGTCGCCGCCCCCGCCGCCCTTTGGGGCTTTCATGACTGCCGACGTGCAACTCGTGCTCCTTGTCAGCTATCGCGGCTACGCGAAGGGCCAGACCATTGGAGCCGGCGAGCGTCTGGCACAGCAGCTCGTAGACGCCGGGATCGCTACGGTCGACACGCAAGCAAAGCTATTCGGGCTCGGCGTTCGCGAGCATGCCGTCCGATCGTTCCAAACACGCAAAGCGATAGAGGGCTAAATGAACGAGTTTGCTATGCCACCGCGATCGGTCGTTATGATCTCGCCGCCCGTGGTCGAGCCCGTCAGTCTGTCGACTG